TTTTAGCTTTTTCTATTTCTATCTTTTCAAGCTGCATTTCTTCATCAGTTAAAGCTTTGTCTATTTCTAAAAGTTCATAAGATGTTAAAAGCTTTCCAGTCTTTTTAAGTTCGTTTTCCATTTTTTTGATAATGTCGAACTGCTTTTCCAAAGCCTGTAAATCCTTTACATTTGCTTTTCCATCTTTCGACTTGTTGATAGTTGTTATTATTATGTTCTTTTTTACTTTAGACATGCTCATAAGCATTTCTTTTAAATTAGGATATACATCGGCAATTATCTCATCTGTCATTTTCTCCGTACGTTCAAGCATTGCCATTCTTACACTTTCACGTTTCTTATAATAAGTCCTTTCGCATATTGAGTGCTTTTGTATAATTTGCTCTTTTGGAAGATTTCTCATAATATCTTCTTTAATTTCAAAATCTTTATCGAACACAACCTTTTTTTTTGGTTGTTTTTTCTTTTTGCTGGTTGTTCCTCTTTTGGTTGTGATGTTCTCTTTTTTTTTAATCCACTTCTCTTTATAGCTCCAGCCTTTTATCGTATTTAATTTGATGTTATACTTTTTAGATAAAACACTCATGCTGGTTCCATTTTCGTATTCGGTTTTTATCAACAGCTTTATGTCTTCATTGCTCATGCTCCTATCTCCATTTATTCATCTTCATTTTCTTTTAAATCATCTTCGCTATAAAATTCTTTAAAATGATTTTTTATTTGAGTTACATCGCCCTTGTAAAAAATCAAAATATTTTGATGTATCTTTGTTATTTTTCTGCTTATGTTAAATGCCCTGCCAGCTCTTATAGCTGCACTTCCGACTGGTTCTCTGTAGATTACTTGGTTATAGTAATTTAGCCCAGCCTTTTTAAAAGCCTCTATGGTATCGCCAATAAAGTCAATTAACTTCCCTTTTTTATCCCTTACATCACCAACAACGAATATCGCAAATCTGTTTTCCTTTAATTTGTTGCAGTGGTTTTTGATTATCCTGCTGTATTTATCCTTAAATTCTTCGTATTCCATATTAGATAAGTCGTTTTCATTGTTGCTGTAAACTTCCAGGTCTAAATATGGAGGACAGCTGAATATTAAATCCTGCGTATTATCCTCGACATATTTATCTACATTCTCGCTGTCATCTGTTATAAAAACAGGAGATATTTTTAATTCCTTTGCCTGTGCCTTGTTCTGTTCTGTCTGTTCTTCCCTTATATCAAATCCTGTGTATTTGAATCCCAGTAGTTCAGCAACGGCACCACGCACGCACCCCCCCGAAAATGGGTCAAGCACCCTTATTTCATTGCTTTGTGGGGTATACCATTTATAAAATACCTCGCATATTGCACCGTCAAAAACGCTTGTTCCATAATTCTGCCCTATAAGGCTTTTATCTCTTCCCTTGCTACTGTCAAAGAGTTCTTTCCATTTATTTTTGATGTCTAGCCACGGGCTTTTGTTAGCGTCTATAATGGAAAAAGGCGGTATTATGAACTTGCTTTCGAGGTTGCCCTTTTGCTCCTCTGTTGCAGCTCCA